GGAAAAAGAGAGAGATAGAGTAATCAACTCTATCATTTAGATTTTCTCATCTCTGTAGCTTCATCTAGGAGCAACAAGTAAGTTAATCACTTCCTATTCCAAACAACCACAACCAAACATATATTGCACCAAATCAAAGACAATTTAATTGTCACCAGTCAAAGAACCCAAACCAAAGATCTATCAACCTAGATCATAAACCATAACCAACCCATCCATCACCCAATACCCACAACCAAACTAAGATGTCTTACAACTACAGATCCCCAATAGAGAAGGTCTTGAACCTTCTCCCTTCTGAGTCAACGGATATCATAGCCACCACACAAACAAACACCATCAGAGTTAAAGAGGAGCGACTTGGTCCCTTATTTAATTTCAGCGTCTCAGATTCAAAGAAAAAATTTTTATCAGAGGCTGGAATTTACATATCCCCTTACGCCCACGTTGCTCACTCCCATCCAGCATGCAAATTGATTGAAAACCATCTGCTATTTGTTGTTGTATCGGGCCTGCTTAATGGAATAAAGGAACTCAATGTAGTCTCAATGAAATCAAGCAAGTTGAAAATACTTCATTCGCTCCAGGATGAGAAAACGACAATTTATGAGCTTATTAATCGCCTTTTTGATGTTAAGGATTCCTTTCGTTACTCTTTAGCAAATGAGAGAAAGGTTAAGATCGAACATGCAAGTCATATCCTTTCTGCTGATAAAGGACGTCCTCTAAAGGAAAGAGACAAAGATCCTTTACTTAGCCTGACAATAAAGAAAAATGGTGTATTTCTCTTTCATGATGAAATGCACTACTGGAGTAAGAGAAAGATGTTTGAATTTCTTGAAGCAATGGAGCCATCGGAGGTTGTTGCCACTGTCGTCTATCCAGTTGAAATCTTGAATGGAGTGGATGAATCTATGTTCCCTGATCTTTATCAATTTAGAATAATGGGGGATAAATTCATTTTTGCCCCCGATGGGCAGTTCACTGAGTCCTACGAGCAGAGCATTGACATGAGATGGTTATTTGAGGCTAGTTCCTTTAAGGTGAATGATACCATCTACTCAGTTGACATAATTAAAACAATTGGCGCCCACCATGTTTTCGCTATTGTTAAAGGCCATAGAAAGGGCAGAACCACACGTCTCTTTGATAACTTTGACATGCTTGACATGAAAACACTTTCTGACGTCAGAATGAAGTACCCCATACAAGCCGTTAGATTCAGTTTCTTTAAGAAAGTGGTCAATTATTTGCAGGCCCTGAACAAACCTGACACCCAATCTGCGGTGGCGAAGTTGAGACAACTGGCTGGGGATGACCTTTCCTTAAGTGAATCCTTGGTAATAGAGGATTTTGCAAGAAGGTACGCATCGTACGGAGCATCGTCTTTGTCCTCTGAATCCCTTCTCGAGGCACTTATTAATTCAGTCAAATGTAATATGCCTAAGTGGATGCAACGAATCTTCAAGTCGTATTCAAGTGACAGAGTTCTTGAACAAATAGCAAATGCTAGGGCTTTTCATGTCAAAATTAAATGTCGAGAGGTCAGCTTGAATACTTTCTTTAAGGATTTTTCAATATTTCTTGATGATGTCAAGCGTTTAAGGAAGGGTGATGAGCTCAGTCTTGCAAAATTGCAAAAGGAGAGGAAAGCTGAGGGACTTCAATGTGACAAATTGTTATTTGGGCAACTGAAAAACAAGGCTGCACTGTCGGGCGACAAAGGACACTATGGTGCAACAGGCTACGGAGCGACCAGATTTTACGAGGATACCTTTTGCTCAACTTTGAAGGATAGAGCAGGTGTGAACCAGGGCAACGGATTCTCTGGTATGTACCTTATTAATCAACTTGATAAGGTGTCTATCAAAGGTAGCTCTTTTGGAGACAATGGTGACATAGCCATCAAGGTGCCGATTAGAGACTCCACGTCAACCACTTGGAGAACTGAAATTGGGCACTTCAAGACGAGAGTGCAACTAAGGGCTACAACAAAGACTCTAGACGAGGCCATGATTGAATATCATAACGATGTCTGCTCAAACAGGATTTTCTACATTGGTGTAGGCGTTAGGGATGGCATGGGTGGTATAATTAACAACTTTGGTAAACCAGTCATGGATCGTTCGTGGCAAAAGAGGATAGGTATGGATACTTCATCAGCCGATAATGTGGCTAGCGGAGGAGATGACGACCAGGTGATTGATTGGTTTTTGCGACTATGTGAAGATGGGACTATTTGTCTGGATGACCTTCCAGATGACGACACAGAACTAATGCAGGTCCTCTCTGAGCATTTCTTCTCGACAGGTGATGGCAATTGGGAAAAGAAGAAGACCAACATGGATCATGGTTGCAATGATGATGCTACTGGCTCCACTTTCGGAGCTTCAGTTGATGAGGCACGAGAGAGACTTAATCATTTGATAAGTGACTGGAACTCAAAAATCGAAACCCACGAATTCCATCCGGAGCAAGCTGCTAAATGTGCAGTGGATGTAGTTGAAGGTGACAATTTTCCAGAAGCCACGAAGGATGACCTAGAACATGATAAATGTGATCCAGCGTATTCCTGTTCAGATGATAGCACGTCATCATGTGGTGTCAATGAATTAAGCAGAGGTAAAGGTTTAAGGAAATATTTTAAGTTCATTAAAGCCTTCGTGACTGACAAAAGCCAGTTAATTGATCTCGAAAATGACATAAGATCCGTGCATCAGCAGAAACTAAGGAACAGGATGGCTGTCTTCTTCTGCTCAGAAGAGACCTTTGATTATGGGCATGACAAAGTCATTTACAAGAACATGGGGTGGCCAAGTTCAATTGAGTCCTTAACAAAAGAAGTGGAGGTCAGACTTGGGGTCAAAATGAACTCAGCCTTGTGCAACATTTATCCGAAGGGATCAGGTATACCATTCCATGCTGATGATGAACATGTATACGACCTTGATTGCAATCCTGTTTTCACGTTAAACCTGACCGGAAGTGGCGTATTCGAGGTTCAGTTCAATAAAGGGAAGAAGACCACATCCTTCAACATGCAGGTTGGAGATGCAGCTATCATGTTCGATGATGCACAAAAGTACATCAAACACTCTGTTAAGGCCACTGAGGATAGAATTTCAATCACTTTGAGGGTGCAAAGAAGGGATATGGCAGGGAACACTTCTTCAATTCCATTAGATGTGAGCACTGAGGATCTTGTCAAACTGAAGAACAATTGCTTTCTTAATGCCATAAGTGAAGCCTCAAAGGTGCCTGTGAAGAAATTATTTGATAACCTGAACATTAGTTGTCCGTCCCTGTCAAAGCTCATAATGAATGATAAGGGCTTAAATCTGCAAGAGGCAGGGAGAGTGGCAGTGGCACTAGATCTTGCTGTGCAGGTTATGAGCGATGGAATATGGATCAACATAGGGAACAGAAACTCCAGCTTTAAGGTTGTTTCACTAATTCTAAAAGGGAGACACTTTGTGGCTTATGATCCAAAGAAGTTCACTGACTCTTATCCGGAACTTGTCGTTAGTGGCGCTGGTCAAGATAAGTCATACACCAGTGGGGGAATGTTCATACAGGACTTTATCAAAATGGTCGATCCCTTTTATTCATATGTTAGCTCCTTCGGCAGGTTCATCGATTATGAGAGAGCTTTCCAACTGTATAAGAGTCTACTTAGCGGAAGCACTGGAGTTATAAGTAGCTCAACTTTTGGTGATGGTGGGAGGTTATTAAACAGAAAGGTTAAGAAGGATGACACCAGGCTGTTTCGTGATTGTAACGACTTGAGAGATGCTATTGGTGACAAGAAACTTGTTTCCGGAAAGTTAATCATGGGTTTTGCAGGATGTGGTAAAAGTCAGCCTGTGCAGATTGCCCTGCAAAATATCCATGACAACAACAGAGTGCTGGTTGTGACCCCGAGAGCTAGGCTAATGATGGACTGGAAGGAAAAGGTTAATCGGAGAAATGTAGTCATCAGAACTTTTGAAGTCAGTTTAAAGGATCAATTCAACAACTTTGATCTTATTATACTTGATGAGGCTGATTTGTTTCCTCCTGGTTACGTAGACTTAATCGCCTGCAAACTCCATTACGATGAAATGACATGGAGCAAGACTGAAAGTTGCACTTCGCTCCTTATAATTGGAGATCCGTTACAAGCTTCTTACCACAGCTATGATGATGCACATATTCTCACTGGAGGGTCTGAGATAAGGAACCTGGGCACGTATGATCCAAAGTATTTAATGTTCACAAGGAGGATGGCCCCTGGCTTTGAAAAGTTAATTGATGTGAAATGCCTGGGATCTGGGATCTACGTTAAACATGGTGTCTTTGAGAGCATGGCCGCCGCTAGGAAACGACATAGCCACAAGATTGATGCAGTCCTTGTTGCCAGTAGAGTGGAGAAAGAGCTACTAAAGAATGAAGACAATGTTATGACATTCGGAGAAGCTCAAGGCCTAACATTCAACAACATTGCTGTTTCTCTTTCAGAGTCCACATTAGCCTCATCCAACAACTCAGTCCTTGTCGCCCTGACAAGAGCCAGGAATTCAATTTGCTTTATTCAAAATTTCAGAAGCACACTGAGTGAGTATAAAATCAAGGCTGCGGGAACTTTCATTGGAAAAATTTTAAGTGGGCGGGCTATAACGATTGAGGAGCTTAAGCTCTCATTGAACATGGATGACATCCAGTTCATTTATGATGAGGGCTTGATAGGTTCAGAGGCTGAGGAAGACAGGTTGTCTGGTGACCCATACATGAAGGCCTTAATGTCTATGGCTCAGGCCGTTAGAATTGAGGAAGTGGCACAACAAGACATTGATATGAAGGAACCCGTCCCAAAGATCCATGTGCCAATAGTTGAGCAATCCTTCGCCTTCACATCAATTGACTCCCAAATAAGAGCAAGGGAATACAGGGAAATGAAACTTAACGATGCTTGGTCGACCCAATTTAAAGATTGTGACAAGAATATTAACAATGGGGTGAGCACTGGTCCGGTAAACTTTGAAGCAATCTTCCCAAGGCACAAAGGATTCGATGACGTGACGTTTTGGATGGCTGTGAAGAAACGCTTGAGATTCTCTAACCCAATGAAAGAAAAACAAAAACTTGACATGGCATGGAACAGCGGGGGTGTGTTATTTAATGAGTTCTCAAAGAAATGTAAGCCCAATTCGTTCTTTAGACAAGATTACATGGAGAGGGCCCAACTTGAATTCGAAGAGAAAAGGTTGGCAAAGAGCCCAGTGTTAATAGAGCGACATGCAGGCAGGTCAGATCCTGATTGGAATGCAAGAAAATTTCTGCTATTCATGAAGTCACAACTTTGTAAAAAAGCTGAAAAGGCTTTTTGCGATGCCAAGGCAGGCCAAACCTTAGCATGTTTCGCGCACTCAGTGCTTTTCAAATTTTCTGTATGGTGCAGATATGCTGAGTTGAAAATAAGGGAGGTTATGCCAGATTCCTTCTACATACACTCGCAGAAGAACTTTGATGAAATGGAGGAATGGGTTAAGAGAAATTACATAGGACCTGTGTGTATTGAAAGTGACTACGAGGCATTTGATGCATCCCAGGATGAAGTTATCCTTGCTTTTGAAATCAAGTTGCTAAGGGCAGTTGGTTGGCCGGAGGCCCTGATTAATGACTACATTGACCTGAAGCTGGATTTAGGATGTAAGTTGGGCAACATGGTCATAATGAGATTCACTGGAGAATTCGGCACATTCTTTTTCAATACAATGGCAAATATGGCCTTCACTTTTTGTAGGTATCATGTGAATAAGGCCACCCCAGTGTGCTTTGCCGGTGATGATATGTGCATTCTTGCTGATGTTAGGTTAAGATCTGATCTCAATGAATTCATGGAGGGTTTGAGACTCAAAGCTAAGGTGGATAGAAAAGCGAGCCCAATGTTTTGTGGGTGGTTGCTATCAAGATACGGGATAATCAAGTTACCATCATTGATATATCATAGGATGTCCATAGCTAAGGAAAAGGGTAACCTGCGCGATTGCATAGACTCATACATGATTGAAGCTGGTTATGGTTACAGAAAAGGTGCCTTGATGGAGGAGCTAATAGATGAGGAACAGATGGCTTATCACCAATTGTCAATAAGGATGTTCATTAAGCATAAGCATTTGATGCGGGGGCAGTCTGTTAATGTACTCAAAGCTGCAACGGAGGAGACCTCAGATGGGTGTGATTAGCAGTGCATTGTAGTGGTTAGTTTAGTTTGCTAGTTATGTTTAAGCTTATATTTGAAATGGAGACTGTGGATGTAAATAGGTTTTATTCAATTGTTGATAGCGGTAAATCTAGTTTAGAGGCAATCAAATCTGGAAGTGTGTACAAAGAGGATGGGTGGCTTAATCTCAAGCACAAGAATTGCATCAAGAAAATAGAGTCGAACATCAAGATAAATGTCAATCCTGCCTCACCATTGGTAAAGGTCACAGAAATTCCACTGATAACAAGAGCTGACATTAAGAGGACAAAGGACATGAGGGACTACAACTTTATACATATGGGTTGCATCATTGTCGGCATACAGGGTCTGTTCAGGAAAAACGCTGGGGTAAAAGGGGTGGCCATGCTTATTGATAAAAGATGGGATAATCTAAGACAGGCCATGATTGGGAGTTTCGCCTTTAACCTCGACAGTTGTAGGGCAGATGCAATATTCAAACCGTGCTTCAGCTTGAGTGTTGGTGATCAATTATTAACCGAGAGCTTGACTTTGCTGCTGAAATTTGATGGTCTTGCCATGCGAAGTGGGTCAATGGCCGTCAACGTGTCATTTGGCCTGATCTGCAAGCTAATGAACACCTTGGATTCCAACGTGGAAGAATCATCAGAAATAGTGGATGTTCCAATGAGGGGCGCTGAAAAGATTCAAGACTCTAATATACTTGTTGAGATGATGAGGGAGATGGACGATAGGTTTTCAGGGAACTCAGTGATAAGGCCAATCGTCACGGATGAGAGGTACTTTAATAGGGGCCTATTCAAGGAGAGAGGAGTACAAAGAACTCTATCATCAAGAGCTGAAGCAAGTCAGAATCATGGATCAGCTAGATGGCTTGAGACCTTCCTGAATGACAAAGTGAAAATTGATGGGGCCATTATGTCAGACCAGGATTTTGAAGTACATGAGAAAAAGGAGTTTGACGAGTCTAAACAGGAAGGTCAACATATTGAGATACGATCCAGAAAGAGACAGGATGAGCCAACTAGCAGACTACAATCGCAGATGCAAGGTTCTGGTGGCAAGAGCCATTTTGAAGCAGTTGCTGAGTACCCAATCCAGTGATATTGTCAAGAAATTAGATAAAATTAATATTAATAACGATGGTAATTTAGCTACGGATAATAAGTGTGCTTTAGCTCTTTTTAGTTACTATTTGGATAATGTTGTTTTAAATTTGGCTATACTAGGCACATCTGAGTTGACTGAATTTAGTGAAACAGCTTTCGACCTCCCAGTCTTGAAAATCAAAGATGGTGAAATTGAGGAAATGTACCAGATGACAATGAACATATCATCAGTTGTGGATGAAATACAATCAATGAAATTTGGGGCAACTGAAGAAGACTTGAGTTCAGCTACACTAAGGAGGGTAATGTCACCTTTTGGATCCAGGGCACATCAAATGTTGTTGAAGTCAAAAATGTCAACAAAATTATTCGAAAAGTTCCCGCATGTGTGTAGAAAGGCCCCCCAAGTCGCATTTGATTTTAATGTCCAATTGAGTGGCAGAAATTTAAGTCAAGCTGAAAAGAAGGTGAAAGAGAATCTGGGACGGATAATATTCAAGAGGGAAATTGCAAGAGCTGAATACTCGAGCAAGGAGGTTGATTCTGGAGTTGTTGAATTTTAATCGTATGCTTTTATGGTTGCTTAGGCTGTTGTGTAAGATAATTAAGAGAATAATCCTTGGCAAACTTGCCAAAACCAAGTATGCACAGAGGAAGTGAGGCTTATAATGATCTCATGAGTAAATTAGATAGTGTCATAAGTTTGCTTAAGTCCATGAACATTTACGCTTCCCATCAATCAACAATGAGATCAAAATTTGAAGAGAATCAAATCAATAAAGAGAGAGCAAAGAAGAAGTTGAATTCCTTAAAGTTAAAGAAGAAAAAGTTAAAGCTGAAAATGCGCGAGCTTGAGAACATGAGCGATGAAAATTTAATTGAAATGGAATTCAGTGCTATCAAAAGAGGGGATAAGAAGTTGGAGAGTAGAATTAACAAGGAGCTTGAAAATAGGGGTTTGTTTTTCCCGGATGATGATGATCTCTTTGAAGATGATGAATGGAAATGAACATGGTTAATCTGATGTGTGGTGTGAAACATTAGGCCGTGTGGTTTGGTATTTGATATGTGTGATAAATGTCAATCAATAAATTAGCACCGGTGTGTCTTCTATCTAAAGGAGAGTTTGCTGGCTTTCATAAGCTTAAACGACCCGACTTAATGGTGGCGGATGCTGAGGTTTTATCGATAAATTTACCTTATT